TCACTGCAACCCCTTGAGGCACAGCTCGCGCTCGCGCTGGCGGCGCTTCGTCAGGCCAGCCACTTCTCGGCCACCGGCCCGGTTCCATAGCAGCAGCGCATCGCAGGCGCCGACCATGTCGCCTGCATTCGCCTTGCGCGCCATGCTCGAGCCGCAGAAGGCGGATACGCCGATGTTGAAAGCCACGTCGACGAAGGCGACCTTCTGGCCGTCCGTCAAGCGATTCATCGGCACGCACCTGGCGATGCCGGCGGCGTGCCGCTCTAGGTCGCGATCGAGCTGGGCGTCGCACTCGGCCGGCGTGTAGATGCGGCCGGCCTGGGCGCTCTCGGTGGCGCCGTCGCAGTAGGTCAGGACGCCTCCGATGTCGCGGTAGGTCGTGAGGATCCGTCCCTCCTGCGCCGGCGTGAACACCAGCAGCACGGCCGCGGCAACGGCGCCGACGATGCCGGCTACCCCTGCAGCGCGGCGGATCATTGCTTCACCCCCATGCGAGCAAGGTTGGCATCGCTCTCGCGCTGCTCGCGGCGGTTCTTCTGGACCATGTAGGCGACGTTGACTGCGCACGTCAGCAGCGCGGTCACGATGCCGACGATGACACCAGCGCGCTCCAGAGTCAGGGATGCACCGATGGACGTCACGGCGCCGGCAAGCGAGCCGAACTCGACGTTGTTCAGTTTGATCATTGGGTAACTTTCAAGTGGGCGTAAAAAAACCGGCCTGGGCCGGTTGGTTTTTGAAGCTGAGGGCCGCATGCAGCGTCCCGGGGTCGAATCGTTCAGGGTTCGGCATGCCGAGTGCTGCTGCCACCGCCTCGCTGCAGAACCACTTGCGCTTGTCATCGCCGACTGCGCCGAGCACGAAGTGCACGTTGCCCAGCAGGTCATAGGCCTCGCCCTGGTGCTGCGTGAACCAGTCGCGCGCGACCAGCGCCAGCGCGGTCGGCACCGGAACGAAGTCCCAGAGCGCCGGGTCGAACTCGATCGCCTTGAAGCGCACGCCGCCGTCCATGGACGAAGCCGAGGCGGCCTGACCGTCATCGAACACCAGCTCGGCGTGCGAGTACGGGCTGCGGGTCCACCAGCGAATAATGCGGTTGTAGACGCCTGGCAGGCCAGCGTGCGTCCCTTTGTAGAATGCGACTTTCATTGAAGCCCTTTCATCAGGTTGGATAAGTCGGTCGAAAACTGTTGGGCGATCGCGTCGACGTCAGGCAACGCTGCGCCAGCGGCCACCGCCGCACGCACGCGCTCCTTGGCATCCAGGCGCAGCCGGCGGATGCGCTCCAGCGCGCTGTACCAGCGGTCGGCCGTGGTGATGATGTCGTCAGCTGCCTGCTGGCCGCTCCACGATTCGCCGCCGTTCGCCCACCGCTTTGCGTCCGCCCAGCTGGCCACACACTCCGGCGCCGGATCCGGATAGCCGGCGGCGGCGTACGGCCGGGCTTGCGCCTCGGCGAGCTGGTACTCCAAGACTTTCGTCGGATCCCCGATCACCTTCAGCCGGGCCGCGTCGCCCTCGGCGTCCACCTTGTCGATCGCGCGCGCGGCCACGATGGTGACCGGCGCCCTCTCCACCCAGGCCGGGCCGGCGTCCGTCCACATGTATTCCGAAGTGGGCGTGGGCGCCTCGCTCATGCGCAGTCGGCCTTGCCACGGCATCCAGATCACGTCATCTTTTGGCAGTGGCCACCAGCCCGTCAGAGGGCCAGCATAGCCCTCTGGATCCGGTCGGCCAACTGCCCCGTACTTGAATTCGATCCGGCGAGTCGATGCTTGCACTGCTACATATTGAGACATGGTGGTTCCTTAGCTGGCGGTGAAGTCGACTTCGACGGTGGCGGTCTGTGAGTTTCCATTCAGGGAGGTCACGCATGTAATGAAAAAGTACGCCTCATCCCCAGCAATGGCCTGCCCGCCTTTCGGATTGACGTGCAGCTGCATTTGATCCGGACTCCCATTGCTCACCAGCCAGCAGGGCCAAGGGCCGTTGACGGACCATGAATGATTCGGCGTATTGGTGCTACTGGTCCCGCCAACCGTCACCTTGTAGACCCCGCCAAATACGTCTGTACTTTGCCGGTAAGCCGTGTAGGTGTAGGTATTCAGGTTGTTGGTGATGCTGGTCGAAAACGGCTGCTGCACCGGGTTGATGATGAGTGGGCTGTCCAGACGCAGCTGGCGGCCGCTATAGCTCAGGCCAGGCGCCTCAATCACCCCGTTGGACCCGATGCTGAAAAAGCCCGAGCTCGCGTCATTCCTGTTACCGAACAGCAGACCGTTTGCATGGATGAGGAAGCCCCCGCCCGCTGTGGGCCATGCCCACGAGCCGTCGAAATTACCTGATGCGATGAATCCATACGGTGCGATGCGAAGCGCCCCGAACGTGCCGTTGACCGATTCGATTGAGCCGCCGAATGTGGCGTTGCCGGTGCTTGCATCGAAGGCCAGGGTGTACTTGGTGCCGTTGTGACCGATGATGCCGTAAGGCGTGATTGCTACGCCGGTGCCACCGCCACGCTGACCGCTGCTGGCGTCATAAGTAAGCGAGCCGACCACGACGCCGCCACCGGTAGTGATGGTGATCGGCGCGCGCAGGATATTGCCGGCGTTGGCGGCCAGCTTGTTCGGTAGGTCGTTATACGCAAGCTGACCGGCATATGCATAGTCCGATACCGTTTGCGCGTCTCGATTTCCGACGTTTGTGCCGGCCGGGGCGCCCTTCGTTGCGTCCAGGTCGCCGGCATACCCGATGGCGCGTGTATCGGATGGCGCCCCTTCCGACCAGTTCGAGAACACCGTTTGGGCGTCGGTGGCCTCACCCATGAACCATTGCGACGTGAAAATATACGGGTCGGCCTGGCCGGTCGTGATTACCGTAGCGCTCACGCGTGCGTAGGCCGCATTGTCAGGCGCCTTGTCAAACAGTACCGAGCGCGGGAATGGGCGCTGGGTGAAGGCGGCGCCGTTGTCGGTGAGCGTCGTGCCGGCCGTGTACGTAATAAAGGCTTTATTTACGTCGAACCAGCCTACGCGCACTTGGGTCTTGCAGCGGTGCGCGCTAATGCTGACCCCGAATTCATAGCGTTTTTTGGCCGTTACCGGAATGTACCCATTGGCATCGTTATAAAGATCGACAATGGCGTTTGCGGCTGGCGTGCCGGTCATGTGCAGGTACACGCATTTGCGAATTGGGGACCACTGCGTGTCGCCGAGGTAGAGGGTTCCCCCACCTTCCAAAGCAAGGCCGGACGCGTTCGCGAAGTTGTAGCCGGCCTTGCTGTTTGGCGCCGTGTTCGCCAGCATATTTTTACCGATGGCGATATTTAATCCGGTCGCGTCGGCCATCGTTGCGGCTTTTGCAGCAATGGCGTTTTCAAAATCCTTTTTAGCGTTGGCGTAGTTCTGGCGAATACCGGTGTAATTCGCCGAATCAATGGTCGTATCTTGCGTAAAATCGGTCCAATATGGACGCATGTTGAGCAAGAAATTCGAGTAATCGACAAACCGCGCATGATAGGTCGAGTAATCCACGCCATAAGCGTTACCCATGTTCAGCAGGCGCGTATGCTCACCATCGATCTGCGGCCATAGGCGCACCAACTCGACCTTTTCCGCGCGCGATATAACGCCATCCAAGAACATGTTGTTGAGCGACGCCTGCGCTGCATCAGCCGCTGCCCTGGCCGCGTCGACCGCGCCGACCGATGGCGCCGCAGCGTACTTGCCGATCGCGATCCAATCGATGTCGAACACGTCCTGCGCCGATGCGCCGAGGTCAATGCGCAGATGCGTCACGGCCAGGCCGTTCCAATCAGCCGGCACCGCGCTTTTCGCCATATCCCATTCGATGACCACGTACTGTCCCGTTACCGTAGCATCTGCGATTTGCTGACAGTAACTGGCGCTTTCGCCGTGGTTCTGGTTGGAGTAGAAAAGCGTGCCATCCCAGCCGGTACCCGCCGTGCGCTTAATCCTCATGCGGATTTTGTCGTACTGACCGCCGACGAAGTTAAGGTTATCGCGCATCAGCATCGGATCACTATTGCCCGACTTGAGTGTGATAAACCCGGCGCCCGGTGAAAGGGTCGCGCCGTTCCAGCCATACCAGCCGCTGTAGTCGACGTCGAAGTCGAACATTAAGCCAGGCGCAGCTGTGAAGGTCGACGTGGCGGCCGCGGCGATCGCCGGCGCCAGATCGGTGTTCTTCGTGCCAGCTGCAGCATAGTCGGCAGCTAGCGCCGAGCCGGCCGCCAAGATGACGTTGCCAGCCGAGTCCCGGATGCTGAGACCCCGGGTATCGATCGTGCCAGCGGTTATCGATTGCGGCACGATCACCTTGCCGTCGATCACCACGCCGTTGTCGACCCAGGCTGAGCCAGTCCAGCGCTTCTCCATCACGAAGGTGCCACTGGAGATGGTTACCACGTCGCCCACGACCTTCGGCGACGGAACGCTGACGTTGGCAAGAGCATCCGTCCATGCGGATCCCGATGCGTAATAGTGGCCGGCGCCGCGCGCGCCTGGAGTCGACGTGCCGGGCGCGCCGTCCTGCAGCTTGTTGATCGTGCAGGACTTCGTGTACAGCTTGCCGTTCACCGTCACGCTCGCGATCACCGTCGCGCTTGTGCCCGGCATGGAAGCGCCGGCCAGGCTGACGCTCTTGGCGGCGACATTGGCCAGTTGGCCGCCGACGCCATTAAAATCGACTGCCGGCGCCTCGAGGTCGACAAGCGTGGCCGTGAAGGTGATCGTCTCCGGGGTAATCGTGCCGTCGGCATTCACCTTGAACAACGGCGCCGACGGCAGCAGCTGGATGTCCGCCGTCGCCAGGTTGACGCCGCGCGCGGCCGCAGCCTGCAGCGTCGTGTCCATGAAATTCACTACAGTGGCCATGCGGTTCCCTAAATTGATTCGACTTCCAGCTTCGTGCCGTAGCGGATGGCGGCCTGCACCACCGATTCCGAGTCGGTCATGCGCTTACCGATGAACATGTTGTCGCGCTCGAGCTCGAGGTCCGGATGACCCGGGTACAGGCTGAAGAACACCGGCCGGGCCCGGCTGCCGCGCAGGATGTTGGCCAGCGTGGCGCGGTCGGCAGCCGGCATGTATTCCAGTTCGATTGCCGCCTTCTTGTGGACCGTCGAGGCGCGACTCAGCAGGTCGCCGGCCGCGGTACGGTAGTGCGTGGTGGCGTCGACGTCGGTCGCGGAAGCGGAAGACGGATTGTCGGCCGGCGACCAGTACTGGCCGATTACCAGCTTCGACGCCTCGATATAGCCCTGCAGGTTGTTGACGTCGACTAGGTCGATGACGAACTTTCGCCACGCCGTCGGCGCGAACCAGATGCGCGCGTACGCGCCGCCACCATAGGCGTACGCGCTCGCGGCCTTCGCCGCCGGCCAGCCGTCCAGCTGCACTGCCGGCGCCGGGCAGGCCAGCACCGCACCGGTGTCCAGCACCTGGTTCGTCCCGGCCTCGTCCGAATACAGGCGCACGCGGATCGTGGTCGCCGGGGAGAAGTTGCCGAGCAGCGCCACGCCGGACGCCAGGTCGGCCACCGGCATCGTGCCGCTGATGGTGGCCGTGGTGCCGGTGGCGCGCCAGACGTCGGATTTCTTCTGAGCCTGCAGGTTCGTAACCGCCAGGGCGCCGGCCGTGCTGCTGGCTGTGAGCGTGGCGAGCAGCGCCAGGTTCCGGGCGATGATGCGCAAATTTGCCATGGGTTCCTTAGACTGTGACTTCCGCCACGGTGTGATAAGTGCCGAAATCGCTGGCCAGGCTCGTGACCTGGCCGGGCTTCCCGTTATGCAGTTGGTACCGGTCGCCGAACAGGTTGCGCGCCTCGCCGAGCTGCACCCGCCAGCCTGCCGGCGTCAGCTCGGTCCGGTATGTCGGGTGCGGATCCTTCTTGAAGGCCAGCCGACGAGCGCCCTCATCCTTGGCATCGACCTGGCGCTGCAGGCAGGTCTGCTCCATCACCGGGTCGGCATACAGGCTGTAGGCGGCCTGCGTCGCCTGGTCGACAGGCGTCGTGTAGGTCGGCCACTCGGTCGCGAACATCTGCCTGTGCTCGTCCAGCAATGACGTCTGCAAGCTGGCCTGCACCGTGTAGTTACGACAGAACCCGATCTGCACCGCGGCGGCCACCGGCGAGATGTCGACCAGCGTCAGCGTGCCCTCGACCTGCATCGACCGCGGGATGTCCAGGGCCGCGGTCTTCGGCACCGCATACTGGATCAGCTGCAGCTTGCCAAGCATGGACGGGATCAGCTGCGCGCCCTTGCTGGCCGCCAGCTGCGCGCACGCGGTGAGGACGTTGGTGCGGTCGAGGATCGCCAGGCCGACCGGCTGCGGGTTGGCGGCGTCGAACGCGGCGAAATTGGCCGCGTCGATGTCGTCGACCGTCATGCGGGTGCTGGCCTTGCCGTACGAAGTGGCCAACAGCTGGACCAGCGAGGCGATCGTGTTGCGATACACCCCGCCGGTCTTGTCGCCCTGGACGCTGCAGGTCAGCGCCCCTGGCCCGAGCGCGGTATTGAACGAGAACCGACCATTGGCCGGGTCGTCCGTCACGTCGGCCGTGCGCTTCCTGCCGTCCGTGCGCGGCTCGACCAGCATCTCGGCCGGGCCGCAATGGTAATACCAGCGGCCGGTGACCGCGTCCTTCTTCGGCGTGATGTTGGCCACCTCGCCCAGCACTACCGGGTACAGCGTGCCGTCGGCCATCTTGGCTTCGGACACCGGGGTGTTCAGGCGCTGCAGCGCGTCCCGGAATTTCAGCGTGATCTTCGTGTCGTCGCTCCCTGGCGCGATGCCGCCCAGCGCACCGACGAACTCGATCCGGAAATCCGACTCGTCCCAGCTGGCATCGCCAACCAGCGCGAACACAGCCTGGTTCACGAAAACATCCGAGTACCAGGAATCGAGCTCGCCGTTGATGTTCCAGACCTCGACATCGCCGGCGGACAGCTTCGCCTCGCCGTCCCGCGAGATCGAGCGGGTGATGACCAGGTCCTTAGCGATCGCCGCCGAATACGGCGCGGCCGCCGGCCCGGTGAACGGCTTGTTCGACAGCCGCCGCCAGGTCTGCACCCCGCCGCTCAGACAGCCGACGCGGTACAGGGTGACGCGCTGCGCGGTGGAGTCGTTCCACCACGCAGCGTATTGCGCATCAGAGATTGTCATTCGAGCGTTACTTTCTGATTGGAAACAAGGCGCGATACTGCTTTCTCGACGCGGCTGGCGATTGTTTCGGCCGCCCGCTGCGTCGAGTTGTCGTTGGCCTCGATGGTGTCGCCGGTCTGCTGGTCCTGGTCCTTCCGCAGCGCAGCAGTTTCGGTCTGCTGTTTCGCGGTGGTTTCCTGGAGCAGCTTCACAGCGGTGCCCAGCGCCGACAGCGCATTGCTCAGCACGTAGCCCGATTGGATCGGTGCCGGCGTGGTGTTCTGGGCAATGGTTGTCAGGATGGTGTTGGCGGCGTTCAGCGCGGTGTTGGCACTTTGCAGGGCAGTCGTCTGCGAGTTCATCGCATCCAGCTGCGCCCGTGCAGTGTCCACCTGGCCCGACGCCCACTTCCCCATCGCCGCCGTGTCCTGCTGGCCCATTGCGAAGTCGGCCTGGTACGTCGTGTCGCCGGAGTACAGCTTCTGGGACGCCGTCAGGAACGCATTCAGCGCGTTGAACACGCCATCCTGCGCCTTCGTGTCGCCGGCCAGCGCCGCCGCCTTGGTCTTCTGGTACTGGTCGCGCAGCTCAGCATATTGCTGTTCTGGCGTCAGTACCGACAGGCTTCCGGTCAGCAGGCTGTCGTTCAGCGATTTTGCAGCGTCGCGGAACTTCTCCATGCTGGTGGCGGTGTCCGCCAGCTTCTGGGCCGTTTGCACCAGGTCGTACAGGGGGCGGTTGACCTCGGCCAGCGCGTTGCGAGCTTTCGCCGCCAGCTGCACCTGCGTCATCGTCACCTGGTCGAGCTGGTCCTGCAGGTCCTTCCGCTCGTCGGCCACTTCCTGCTCGGTCTTCGTCAGGTCGACGGCCGCCGCGTGGGTTGCGGCGAAGGCTTCCTGCAAGGACATCAGCGAGGCGAACAGCTTCTGGCCGGCCGCGGTGTTCAGGTCCTGGCTCAGTGCCACCGCCTTGAACTGGTCACGCGACTTGACGTAGCCCAGGCCCAGCGCCGCTAGCTGGTCGTCGACAAACTTGGCCACCGGCGCCAGCTGCTCCTCCTTCGTCAGGAAATTCGAGCCGAAGCCGGCGGTCTGGCTCTGGAACTGGTCGATTCCGCCCATCAGCGCGATCAGGCCCTCGCGAGCCGCGATCGACTGCACGCCGATACTGCCGAATGTCTTGCCGATCGACTGCAACGACGCATCGACCTTGGCATAGTCGGACGCCACCCGCACCAGGGTCTCAAGGTAGCCCTCGCCGACCTTCTGGAACTGCTGCAGGCCGCCGACGGCATAGCTGGCCATCTGGTCGCCCAGCTTCGAGAACACCGCTTCCAGTTCTTTCTGGATCTCGTCGCCGGTTTTGCCCTTCAGGCTGACGTTGCCGATGTCGACCACGAAGCTGTTGAGCTGCGCCTCGAAGCCGGCGCCGGACACGCCGAGCAGCTTGCCGGCCTCGGTGATGCTGTCCGACAGGCTCTCAATGACCAGACCGAACTGGATGTTGGCATCCTGGCCCAGCGACTGCAGCTTGCGGTCGTGGTCATCGCCATGGAACCAGCCTCCGTCGGTCTTGACGTCGGCATAGCTGTTTGCCCTGGCGCCGTTCGTGAGGATGGAACCCAGGCTGGCCTTGTCCATGGTGAAGCCGGAGTCTTCCAGTGTCTGCTTCCCACCCATGATCGACGACAGCGCCTTACCGAGGTACTTGCCGCCGATGGCACCGATCATCAAGCCGATCGGGCCGCCCAGCGCCGCGAGCGACGTGAAGGCGCTGAAGCCAGCGCCGGCCATGTACCCCACGCCAGCGCCTGCCAGGCTGCCGATCCCGCCAACCGCCTTCGAATTCAGCGCGTTGTACATGCCGCTGTTGTTGAGAGAGACGTTCGAGCCGTCCGTCAGGCCGCCCTGCACCACCTGGCTGGCAAAGCTGCTGATACCCGTCTCGATGTTGCGCAGCGAGGTCAGCATGCCCGACAGGTAATCGATCTGCGTGCTCGAGTTCGAAGCCGAGAGCTCGATCGCGCGCGAGATGGACGCCGACTTTGCGGTGCTGTTGCCGAGCACGGTGCCCGTTCCCTGCGCCGCCTGGCGATCCTTGGCTGTAGTGTCGCCGCGGCCGATGCCGCCGATCGCCACACCCAGCCCGGCGACCAGCGCCGCCATGGCCGCCATGCGTCCGAACGCCGTGTATGGATCACCCTGGCCCTGGCTCAGCACCGCACTGATAGCCTTTGGCACCAGCTCGGCCATCGTCATTGCCAGCTCGGCCGCATGGAACACCTGCGATACGGCCATCAGGGTCTGGTAGCCACGGCTGTGCTCGTCGAAGAAGCCAGCAGCAGCGGCCGCCATATCGCCGTAGCCGGCTAATTGTTCACGGGTGCCTTTGCGGTTGACCTTCTCAAGATCCTCCAACCCTTTTGCGCGCTGCTCATCATTCCCGGTTAGCAGTACCTGAGCCTCAGCACGCGCTTTGTCATTCGCCGCCTGCTTGGCACCATATTTCTCCATGGCATTCGTCAGATCGCTCATCGACTTCGCAGCGGTGCCCAACGAACCCTTCAATGCACTGCCGAATTTCTCTGCCTTGGTCGGGTCCAGATACTTGTCCAGTTCGGTCGACGCTTTGGCCACGGCCTCCGCATCGGCGCCCGTGTCCAGTAGGCCGGCCAGCGTGCGCCGGCGCGCGATCTCCCCGTCCAGGTTGGCCAGGCGGATCTCGTACACCGCGCGCGACTTGTCGTCGAGTTCCCACTTGGCCAAGCCGTCGCGCAGGTAGTCGGCGTCGCTTTGCAGCTGCTTCGTGTCCAGCTCGACCTGAGCCTTCCTGGCCAGTTCGATCTGTTCCTTCGTTTTCCCGATCTCGGCGTTGTGCTCACGCTGTTTCCGAATCTGGTCGTCCAGGCTCTGGATGTTGGTGGCGCCAGCGTTGGTCGTGGCCTTGACGATGTCGTCGTACAGCTTCTTCTGGCGCAGGCGTTCCTCTTCGTCCAGCACGTGGTCGTCGCGGCCGTATTTCGTGCCCGCGGCGGCCTTCTTGCCCTCGATGTCCGCGATTGCCTTCTGGTTTTTCGCGGTCTCCGCCTCGGTCGAGTTGTGGTGCGAGCGCAGCGCCGCGATCTGCTGGTCATACATGAGCTGTTCGCTCAGGTAGACCGTCTTGAGGCCGTCCTTCTTGTTTTTGAAATATTCCTCGTCGCTGATCTCGCCGGACTTGAGCAGCATGTCGTCGAGCTTCTGGCGGTATTCGACATACGACTTGTCGGCCGCCGACGTCCGCTCGATGCCCGCCAGATGATCCTGCAGGCGCGTGTTGTCGGCCTGGTCGACCTTCGGCTTGCCTTCGCGCCCCTCGCTATCACGGAAATTCGGCGTACCTTGATAGACCTCTTTTGCGAGCGTCCTCTGGGCCGCGCGCTGAACTTCGAGACTTTTGTCGGCATTGGCGACGGCAAGGGCCTGCGCCCGCGCTGCGTAATCCTGGTCGATTTTCAGGCGCTCAGCGGCCGCTGCCTTTTTCTTGGCAGTACGTGCTGCTTCGCGCTCGTCGGCCGCGCGCTCAACCCGGTCGAAATTCCCACTCCTTTGGGCTTGGATACGAACATAGTCAGCATCTTCCTCAGCCAGTGCCGCAGCTCGTCCTGCCTCGATTCGCTGCAACTTCGCAGGGGCGCCAGGCTCAGCCATCCCATTGCCGTAGTCGCTGAGGGCCTTCGACTGCGCATCGAATTGTGCATTGATCGCCTTCCGCGCGTCCAGATGGCGTGCCCAAGCGTCGAACTTCCGGAACGTGTTGAAGGCGTTATCTACCTCATTTGCAAGCCCGACAAAGAGCTTCGTGAGATCGTGCCCCCACTCCTGCAGCTGATCGTTCCTGGACAGCTCGGTAATTTGGCCGTTTGCGTCCTTCAGGTTGTCGGTCAGCGCCATCACTCCGATGGTGAGAGCTTCGGTGAAGACCTCGCCAAATGTGGTCTTCAGGTCCTCGGTGTAGCGCTTCATCGAGGTGATTTGCTTGCTTGCGGTGTCCATCGCAGCCTCGTAGGTGCCAGCGATGTCGGTACCACGTTCCAGCACAGCATTCAGGCGCGCCTGCACGCGCTCGTTCTCGGTCAGCTGCTGCGTGCTTTTTCCGAGCGAGTCGGCCATCTGTGCATAGGCAGCCTGCAGGTTCACGTTGATGCCAATGTTGCGCAGGATAAGGACGTTGCCGCGCGCAACGCCGTTGACCAAGCGCTCGAAAGCCTCGGACGAGTTGATGTTGCCGATGACGGCCGCATCCTGGGCGATACGCGCCAGTGCTGACGCGTTCGACAGGTCGATGTGCGCCTGCACCAGCTTGATGACCGAATTGCGCGACTCGGTCATCGTGATGCCCTGTCGGGCAACGCCCTCTGAGGCCGCATCCATCTGGGTCTTCGTGTAGCCGGCCGTCTTGCCGACCACGCCCATCACGACGTCGAGCGTTTCGTACCGCGCCGCCAGCATGGTGGCGTCCTTGATGTACTCGCCCACCTTCAGCGCCGCGTAGCCGCCGGCCAGAAGCCGCAATCCGTCGCTCAGCAGGCTGGTCTGGTTGCGCTCGTCTTCCTTGGCCTTGGCAGCCGCTTTGATTGCATCCTCGTGCGCCTTGACCACGGCGATCGCGTCCTTGGTCTGCAAGGTAACGCCGGCCTGGGCGGCCTGGTAGGCCATCATCTGCGACCGGCTCATGCCGATGGTGTCGGCCTGCTGCTTGAAGCGGTCAATCAGCTGGGTCTGGGTCAGCGTGAGCTGGCCCGTAGTGCCGCCGAGTGCATTGGCCTGAGCCGCGGCGCTCGCCATCAGCGCCTGGGTCTTGGCAATCTCGTTTTCCAGACCCTGGAATGCCTTGATGGCGGCCGGGTCGACGCTGTTGCCCATTTCCTTCCGCAGGGTGGCCATGTCAGCCTGCAGCGCGCGCAGCTTTGCGCCGAGCGGGTCGTACTGGGCCAGGATGCGTTGGGTGTCTGCCGACATGGCGACGGTGCCGTCCTGCACCGCCTTCATGGACGCGGCGACGCCGGCCATGTTTTGCATTTGCAGGCGCTGCGCGTCGGCCCAGGTGGCGGAGACGCGCGCCGCGTTGGCCTGGGCGCCGGCGACGCCCTGCGTGGCGGTGGCGACGTCGTTCAGCGCCGCCACCTCGGACATCGACGCCGCAACCATGTCGCGGATCCGCTGCGTGGCCTGGGCCTCGGATGCAGCGAGCTGGTCGGTGAAGCCGCTCTGCGCCGCCTTCATCTGGTTGAGGCGCCCCATCAGCGACTCGACCTCGCCGCCGACGCCGTTAAGATTCGCCTTGTACTGCATCAGCTGCTCGCTGGTCATGCCGAACGTGGCAATCTCCTCGCGCAGCTGCTTGACCATGCGCGCGCCGGCGTCGGTCGCCCGGTCGGACGACTCGGTGACGCCGGTCATCGAGTTGATCATCGCCTTGGCGCCGGCGTCGACGGCGCGCGCGCCCTCGCCCATGTCGGTCTTGAGCTGGCTGGTCTCGGCGGCCAGGTTGATGACCAGGCCGCCGACGGTAACTGCGCCTGAAGGCATAGCGAACTCCTAAAAAATAGGGCCCGCCGTAGCGAGCCCAATTACCGCGCCGGCGTCTTCCGCCGGCGCTCTTCCGCCGCCTTGCCCCACACCTCGAGGGCCGAGTGTTCCATCACCTGGACGTCGGCCATGATCTCGAAGCGCCGCTTGCGTGGCACGCCGAGCTTGTCCATGTGCAGAGGCAGCACCTCGTGCTTAAGCCCGCAGCGATGCGACTCCATGCCGCCCGTCCAATCCCACTGGGACGACATCGACAGGAACACGGAAACCGGCAGCGCGTTTTCTGGGTAAATTCCGAAGGCTTCCTGGTCGCCCTCCTCGCCGGCCCACTTCGCCGGCTCGGCCGCAGCGATGCCCAGCACCGCTAAATCGTCCTCGACGCCAGGCTCGCCATCCTTGCCGCCGCCGGCCCAGACCGCGGCGGCGTCCTTCAGTTTTTTGCGCGTGCACCGGCGCGGATTTCGCCGATGGCAGTGTTGATGGCGCGCAGGATGCTCAGGCCATGCACGCTGCGGGCAGCCGCCAGCAGACTGTCGCGGTTGAATTCGATCGGCGCCTTGTTCTCGTCGCAGACCTGTTTCCAGCCGACCATCGACATCAGGATGCCGTCGACCGATCGCTCTTTCCAGGCGCTGTCCGGCTCGTCGGCGTTTTCCGGCTCGCCGGCCTTCAAGGCAGCAATCTGGGCATCGCGATCGTCGTCGTCGAGCAGCTTGAACACGCCGGTGAACTCGTGTTTGGCGATCTTGCCGCCGTCGGCGGCGATTTCGACCTTCACAGGCCAGGTGATGGTTTTGTCTTTGGTGGTGGTGACGATGAACATGGTGTTTCCTTTTTCGCGGAGGATATATATGCCCGTGCCGGCCGCCGCTCCCCGCGAAGAGAAGACGGCGACCAGTCGGTGCTCGGTGATCCGGCTATGCGCCGGGTGTTACAGGAAGGTGAGCGTCAGCTCGTCGTTGCCGGCGCTGGGCACCAGCACCAGGCTGGCCTGGATCATGGCCACGCCGTCCTTGTCGGTGTAGTTCGGCTGGGTGATCTGCGCTTTCGGCGCGTCGACCTTGACCTTGTTGCCGGCAACGGTGCCGTGCGTGATCGACAACGGGCCGGTCGCCGCATTGCGCGCTGCCGTCCACCAGTCTTTTTGCGCCACGGTGGTGGCTTCGAAGGTGATCGAACCGGCCGGCTTGCGGTCGGTGACCATAACCTGCTCGGCGCCGCCCACCAGCGAGCGGAAGGTGACGGTGTTCGCGATATCGACCGACAGGTCTGACAGCACCAGGCCAGCGAAGCCCTGCAGGGTCAGGCCGGTCGTGTTGGCGTTGTTGACGACGAGCGGGGTCTGCCAGGCGGTGAACACCACGCCGGTCGGCGGCGTCGCGTCGACCACGGGCGAGTACAGGCCCTGGAACGAGAATTTCAGCGTCGGGATGCCCTGCGCCGAGAATGCCAGCGACCAGCTGCCGCGCGAGCCGGTCATCTTGTGCAGCACGCCGTCCTGGTTGAAGTAATTGGTGACCGATTCGAAGGCACCCGACACCGGTGCGTAGGTGACGCTGACGCCAGCCGACGTGGTTTCCGACATGCCGCACGCGCGCAGCAGCGGGCCGAACGCCGGCGCAGTGCCGGCGGTGCCGGAGCCAGCCAGCTCGACCTCGATCTCGAGCTTGCCGTAGACCGAGCCAGCCAGGTTTTCCGAATTGCCCATGTACGGGCGGATCAGGTCACGCGAGACCAGGTTGGTCTCCATCGGCGTCACGGTGATGTTGCGCACCAGGATCGCGTTGGCGGCACCGGTCGGCACCGGGTCATTGCCGTAGGCGGTCTCGATCTTGGACAGGATCGTCCGTTTGCGGGTCAGCTGGGGCATTTTTACTCCTTGTCGGTCTGTTCAGCCGGTGCCGCCGGCGAAGAAAAACCCGCATCAGCGGGTTTGTCGGTTTGCTCCTCGGCCGGCGCCGGAGGCGCGGTGCGCGCTACCAGGGTGCGCTTGCCGGTTTTCGGGTTGAACGTGTAGGTGCCGCCCAAGCCTTCGTTTTCGTCGCTCATGCTGTGTCTTCCATGGTTCGATACTTCAGTTTGTAGGTGACCTGGGTAATGCCGCAGGCCGGGTTCTCGTCGTCGATGCTGCGGCTGATTGGACCGACGGCGATATCGAGCACGGCGCCGGCCAGCGTGCGATCCGCGTACAGCGCGGCGTGCGCCGCCGCCCGGGTTGGTTCCGGCGCCATCTTCGGCACCGGACCGTCGGCGCCGATCAGCACCAACACCTCGAGATTCCAGTAGACGAAGCCCATGCCGACCACCGGATCCGGGTATTCGTCGCCGCAGTCCAGCAGGATGCACGGGTGATCTTCGAAGCTGAAAAGCGCCGCAGTGTCTTCGCGCACGGTCAGGCCGGCGCCGGTAAGCGCTGCCGTCATCGCGGCGATGATCTGTTCGGTTTTCGTCATGTCGTCTCGCGGTAGTGAATGGTGAAGCTCATCTGGTTGAAGCAGATCTTGCTGTCCGGATCCTGCTGATCGTGGTCGCTCTGGTAGAAGCAGTCGTCAACCCGAACGCCGACCACGGTGACCTTTCGTTTGCGGTCGAGCGCCTTCTTGACCTGAGCGGCGATCAGCACCGCCTCGTCCCGGGACGCCGCCCACGTCGAGACTAAGAACGATGCGCGCGCCAGGCCGGGGTTTCCCACCGCGCCGCGCGCGCTGCCGCCGCCCATCTTCTGAAACGTCACCGACGGGTATTTCGGGGGATCGTCCATCTGGTCAGGAAAAATCCGCTGGCCGACCAGCTCTACCAGGCCGGGCGCCGCCTGCAGCAGACCGAGGATTGCCGCGTGTGCGCTCACGAAACGGCCTCGGCCAGCCTGGCGGTGACGTCCTGCACCACGATATCGATCGCTTCCTGCGCCTTCGTTTCGATGGCGGGCTGCATGTACGGGTGCGCCGGCGTGTTGTTTGTCGACGCCGCGCGCGCCGCCTTGACGCTGGCCTTTCCGCCACGGAGTGCCTGGCCGGCAGCACGGTTGATGTGCCCCCTTTCGACCCACAGCGCGTAAAACGCGGCCTTCTTGCCGAACTTCTTGATCTGGGCGCCGGTCAGGTCGCCGGCCACTACGCTGACCACCACCCGGGTCGGGGTGCCGCGCCGCGGCGTGACACGGATCGACGCCTTTAGCGCGGTTGTGATGTCGTTCGGACCGCCGGCGGTGTTGAAATTGTCGCGCGCCTGGTTGCGCACCACGTTCGCACCTTTCCGGACGCTCGGCCGCAGCACGCGTTTCAGCAACCGGTCGCTGACGCCGTTCATGCGCATGCGCAGCTCGTCCAGACCTGTGATTCTCACCTCAGCCATTGAAAGGCTCCTTTTTACACATCAGGATCAGCCAGGACCGGTCGTGCTCGAGCACGGCCTCGATGTCGTACTTGAAACCCCCATGAAGGATTCGCATACTCGGCACCAAGCCAGCGCGGCGCCGGATCCCGATCTCGGTCTGCACCTGGTTCTGCGTGCCGCCTGCGGCGACGAACTGGCGCCCGCTGATGTCCCGCACCCAGGCCCACGTCTTCCCGTCACCGGGCAGGACGTTGACCCAGTCCTTTGCCGGTGCGTTGAGCGAGGTGCGGCCGGTGCCGCGCTGCTGCAACGTCACCCGCTTGTCGAGAACGAAAGCACTTGCCATCAGTACACCTTCAGGCTGTCCAGCAGCCGCTTCGTGAAGTTGGAGCGGACGGTTTCCTTGAACTCCTTGGTGGCCGGGTCCCACAGCTCGACCAGGCGCGCCAGGATGTACAGCCGGGCCGCCGGCGGGGTTGTCGTTTCGTCCGGGCCGTGGCCGGCCGTGAAGTCGACCATCACCACGTTGAGGCGGCGCGACGTCGCCGGCCAGGCCCGGCCGCTGGCCGGCACCACATAGCCCGGCTTGGTGACCTTGTCCGCGTAGTAGTCGACCGGGTCGAGCGTCTGCTCGAGGCCGGCGGTGTCGACAAACCTCATGCCCTCGACGCTGAACGTCGGCGCCGCCAGGCGAATCGCATCGGGGAACTGGTCCAGGGTCACCCGCATGGGCCGATTCACGAACTTGCGGTTGGTCTCGTGCTCCGCTTCCGCGGTGATGCCGGCGATCCAGATGGCCAGCTGGCTGTCGAACGCGGTGTCATCCTGCTCGATGCGCAGCTGGACCTTGGCGTCAGCGATCGACACCGCCAGCGCTGCCGGCGGGCTGATTTCTTCCATGCTCATCGGCTGTTCCTTTGAATTGCTGGTGGCCGGCCGCCGGTAATCTGCGGGCCCGATGCGGCCGGCGCACGGGCATATTCGACCGGCGCCGGCGGCTCGGACTCTTGCGCCCTACTGCTGGGCACATCGGTCGGCGCGGCCTGTGTTTTCTTCGCCTGGGCCGCCAGGCGTTCAGCGATGCTGATCATTACGTGTCCAATCGGTTAAACCAGGTCGTCTTGTCGAAGCGTTCGCGGTTCGCGCACCGAATTCGCGCACACCACAGCCAGTCCTTCGGCAGGTCTCCATCCACGCCGCCCAGCAGCACCACGATGTACGTCCTGTCATCGACTACCTGCACGCTGTGGTCCTCGAGCTGGGTCACGCCCTGCAGGATCAGTTCGACCGCGTTGTCGCCACTTGCAAGCGTCGTGTGTCGGTCCGCGAGCTCGTCCGTGATGTCGGCCGCGTAATAGCTCTCTTCGTCCGGATCGCGGTCGACCACCCACTTGCTTCCGACCTTGGTCGGCACTTTTGCGCTCATCGCGTCGAACCTCACTCTGTTGCCACTGCCTTCGAAAACCACGATACGGCTGCCGCTGCCCTCGAAGACAACGACGCGCGCAGGGTCAACTTTTGATATGTCGATCGGGGTCGACGGCTTGCCGACGCTCAGCGCGCCAGCTGCAGCAGCCGACGCCGCAGCTGCACCGGCAAGCGTGATCTTGGTCGTCAGGGCCCCATGCGCAGAAGAAACTGCTGCAGCGATGCCGGCCAACCGTATCTGGGTTGCCAGTGAGCCACCGGCACTCGCCTGCCCGGCTGCGGCACCGGCCATGCGGATCGACGTCGACAGCGTCCCGGCGGCGCTCGCGGACGCCACAGCAGCACCTGCCAGCGTCGCGTCCCCGTTGGCAAGTGCGCCGGCAGCCGAGGCCCGCGCTAATGCTGTGCCAGCCAGAGGAATCGATGTGCTCAGTGCCCCGGATGCTGTGGTGGCGACGCTCGCGGCACCAGACAGCGTGGGCGCGCCGCCCGACAGCATTCCGCTCATCGCCGACCTGGCCGTGGCCGCGCCCGCCAGCGGGATTGAGGTCGACAACGTCCCACTCGCCGCGGCGCCGGCGTTCGCCACGCCTGCCAGGCCGATGGCCGTCGAAAGCCCGGCGGCTGCGGTGGCCTGGGTCGCTGCCGAGCCTGACAGTAGGATGCTGGTCGAGAGAGCGCCATACGCCGAAGCGACAGCAACCGCGGCACCCGTCAAAGACGCGCCGACCGCCGCGGCGGTGGCCGAATAAACCGGCAGCTGCGACGGCTCGAAAATCTGCCAGGGGTTCGCGCTGAACTTGCGGACGTCATCCGCCGACCAGTCGGCCACGACAACGCCCGACAGCCACATGTCCGACGCCGAGTTCCAATACTGGTCTTGGACAAACGAGCCGGCGACCAGTGTGGTGGCGGGCAAGCTATACGGAGACTGCGCCGTAAAGCCGACCATCTTCCCGTCGTGCCAGAATTCCATGCCCGTCTGACGGCGAACCACCACGAGCAATGCCGGCGCGCCCGGTGCCAGCGCCTCGCCCGCGCTGTTGAAGTCGTTGACTGACGGATTACTGCTTGTATTTGCACCGGTCCACTTGTACAGCGCGCCCCATGAGGACGAGTTGTTACGCAGGTTGCCGATGCGTGCGACGATGGCCAGCTGCGGACCGCCCGACCCCAAGAGAAACGTCGGGTCATCGCTCGCGTTGGCAGCGCCATTGCCTTGGATGGTTGAAACAACGCCGTACCAGAACGTGACGAAGGTCTTGGTGCCGATGGCGGCAATCGGATCGGATTCGAGCCAGCCATTCTTGCGAAAGGCGACGCCAGTCGTGCCGAACGCCGCCGTGCGCCCGGGGCCGGCCCCGCCGACGGTCAGCGGGATTTCTGACACCAGGTTTCGCCGATCGTTGCCGGACATGACCACTGCAGCACCGCCGCGCAGCAGCGGACCATTCAGCGCCAGGCGAACGCCAGCATCCGGCTGCTTTACTTGTGGCCGCCTGATTCGCTGGATAGGCATAATTTACGGCGCGGCTTTGAAGGTACGCGGGGTGATCGAGACAGACCAGCCAACCGGCAGCTGCTGGCCGGTGTTCACGTTGTGCAGGTAGTACCAGGCATCCCACGGCAGGTCATTCGCCACGAATTCCATGGTTTGCTGAGTGGTCACGTCGTTGACAACGAACTGCCCGATGAAGCGCGTGGGGCGAGTCGCCTCGGGTGCCTGGGTATTATTGGAGCCGTCCACCGCCATCGGGCGGGCATAAACCGCGATGATGGAATTCTTGATCGGGGCGACCGAGAACTGGCAGGTAAGCGCGAACTGCGCATCCGGGAAGCCGTTGCCCGCCGACTGCTTCGCATATCGGCCGCTGGTCATCACGCCGACCGCGCCGTTCGCAATGGCAGATCCGGCACCCTCCAGGCCAATCGCGGATGCCGCCCGCACTTCGATAATTTCACCGCTCATGAGGTCAACAATCCTTGTGCTTCGTTGAGGACGCGCGACACCTGGTCGAACGGAATCGGGTCAGGCGTCAGCCCGATATTCAGAATGGTGTCGATGTGGTCGACGTTACCGGGCATTTTTGCCTTGAGGCTGGCAAGCGAAGTCCGGGCGGCCGGGATGCTCAGGTCGAACACGCCCCGGGTGATCGGGTTCATCGCCCAATACACGGCGCGATCGGTCTCACCCAGGGCCTGCAGGTCGTCCAGAAAAGCACCGCCTGCATCGCCAAGAACGGCAACGATCGTGCCCGGCCCGATCTGGGTCGGACCATGCTTGACCCGGCTGGCAGACAGCGCCGCGGCGATGCCGACGTCGTTGCGCGCTTCGACCAGCGGTTCCAGCGCCAGCAGCTCCTCGGCCGACAGCTCGCGCCCTACCAGGCCCTGCAGGGCTGATTGTTCAGCGGGCTTCATGATCAGTTGTCGACCTGGACGGTCAGCGCGCCAGCGGCGAATGACGGCGCCGGGTCGCCCTGGTTGATCGTCTTGGGGGCGGCCAGGGGCGCGTAGAACAGCTCAACGCCACCGGTCAGGGAATCGTGAATACCGAAACCGACGACCTGACCCCACGCGGCGCTCACGGCCGATCCACCCGGGAACTGCAGCGTGTTGTTGTTCGACGTGGTGCCGCTGGTACCGCTCGACACCGAGGTGCTGCCGGCGCCTTGCGTGCCGGCCCAGTTCGCCAGGGACGAAGCCACGGCCACGCGCGCGTAGCCGCCGCCAGAGACCTCGGCGCCTTGGGCGCTGTCGGTATCTGCCGCCAGCTTGAGGCTGACGTACAGATTGGCCGGCCCGCTGCCGGCGCCGGCGGTCGAGCCATTCAGGCCCAGTGCCTGGCCGCGAAACAGCCAGTCGATGTATTTGTTTTCGAAATTGTCGCTTTGTGCGCTCATGCGGGTCTCGATGTGGTGGATTCTTTGAGCCGGCCGACGATGAACGCCAGAAGCTCGTCGTCGGATTTGCCGACTATTTCGTCAGGGGTGATCGCCACCGCGCCGGCCGGGCCGCGAACGATGACGAAGGTGGTGCCCGGCGGCGCCGCATCGGCGCGCAGTTTGGCGAGCCAGGCGGCGGTCGCAGGCTTCATGGCTTACGATTTGGCGCGGGTACGCTTGGCCGGGACCGGTGCCTCGCCGTCCGCAGGCTTGGTCCAGCCTTCGGTCGTCGATACCTCGATCAGGTCGGGATCTTCGGTTTCGATCTCCGCGCCAGCTTCGAAGTACTCCACCTCGACACCGCGGTGCGCCCATTTGAAGTCTTCTTGTACGATCAGTTTCATTCCTGCTCCAGAAAGCAAAAAGGCCGCCGAAGCGGCCCTCTCACGGGTGGGTGGGTTACGCCGCGGCGATCTTCAGCAGCTTGATCGCCTGGGTGTTGCGCAGCTTGCCGCCGACGCGCTTGCGCACGTAGAACTTCACGAAGCCAGGGGTGGTGATCTCGTCGCGGGTGATGCGCATGCCGACCTTGTCGCAGATCAGGTAGCCTTCCTTGAAGTCGCCGAACGCCAGCGGGAACGAGTTGGCGGCCAGCGCCGGCATGTCTTCCGCTTCCGTGATGCCGTAGCCCAGGAAGGTGGCCGGCTGGCCGGCGGTCAGCGCCGGCTGCCACAGGTAGCGGCCGTCGCCGTCCTTGTACTTGCGCATCGCGGCCAGGATCAGCTTGCTGGTCAGCCACTGGGCGTTGTTGCGGTACCGCGCGCGCAGAGCGTAGACCATGTCCAGGAAGACTTCCGGATTGGTCGGCATCGCTGCGGCTTGGCCCGAGGCCAGGTACTGCAGGGTGCCGAATGCGCGCGCAGCATCGGCGGTCGCCACCGGTGCCGGGCCGCCCAGGATGCCGGTCGGCTTTTTGACGCCGTTACCGCCGATGAAGGCTGCGCCCTCGCCCTGCGCCATCGACTCGGATGCCGAGCTGGTCAGCCAGTCCTCGACGTTGAAGAACAGGTCGTCCAGCGATTCTTCGGAGGCCTGCGGCTTGGCCGATGCCATGCCAAAGGTCGGCGCGACTTCCACCAGGTTCGGGGTGTCGGTCTGGTTGCGGGTATCGCCCTCGCCCACCCACTCGAAGCCGGCGCCGCCGATGTCGAACAGTTCCTTGTAATCGGTGCTGCCGACGGTGCGAACGGTGGCGATCTGGCGGATCGGCGAGATGTCGACCGACAGGCGAGCGATGGTGCGCTCGATGATCTCCGGCAGCGCGTAGCCGCCGGCGGCATTGTTGCCGACAGTCGCCTGGGTGGCGCGCTGCTCGCGGCCGCCGGCGTTGCTCTTCGCTTCCAGCGCCTTGTAGGCCTGGTTCATGCGTTGCTCGCGGTCGAAATCCTTCGGCGCGCGGATCCAGTCGAACAGCGCCGTCTTGTACTCGGCTTCTTCCTGGCTTTCGCGCTGCTCGCGATCGCCGCCGCTGAATGCGCCCGGGCGCGCCAGCTTGGTCTCGACCTTTTCCAGGCGCGACTTCTGTTCGCCCAGGGAATTGATTGCCTCGTCCATGCGCGCCAGCTTGGCGTCCAGGTCCGCGGTCGACTTGCCGGCCTTGATGGCTTCGATGCGCTCGTCGTTGGTGCGCTTGTACTCGGTGAAGGCCGTGTTGATCTTGTCGATCGCTTCGGTGACCGAGCGCAGGGTCGGCTCTTCGCGTTTTTCGTACGGCACCGCGGCGGCCTTGGCTTGGAACGCGGCGAAGTGTGCGGCCATGGTAGCGGCCAGCAGGATGGATTTCTTCATGTGATTTCTTTCACGAGGTGATGGAATTGAGCAGCCGCTCGGCCGCCTTCAGGGCTGCTGTCGCCTCATGAGCGTCCCGCTCATCCAAAGCGATGCGTTTGACCTCGGCGATTAGCGCCTTGGCCGCGTCCGCCGAGAATCCTGCATCCCGCAGGGACTGCTCGGCTTGACGAATGGTTTTGATGCCGGCCACGTCGGCCGCCTTCACGCTGGTGATGCGCGCCTTGTCGTTCGCGGGGAAGGTCACCAGGGAGACCTCCCACAGTTCGACCTCGGTGAGCGTCCGGACGTCGGTGTCGCGGTCGTAGGTCCACTGTTTCGAGACGAAGCCGATCGACAGCCCGTTCAGGGCGCCCATCTTGAGCAACGCGTAGGCCTCGGCGCCCTTGACGGTGTCCAGCGCCAGCTTGCCTTTGATACGCAAGCCCTTGCCGTCCTCGACCATTTCGGTCCAGATGCCGATCGGCACGGTAGCGTCGTGCTGCCAGAGCATCGCCGGCATCGTGCCCTCGGCCTTGTGCGCCGCGAGCGAGATCGCATAGGCGCCCGGTGCGATGACGTCGTCGTAGCTGTCGCGTACACCGAAGATCGATCCGTAACCCTCGACGGTGCCGTCTTCGCCGACCGCCTTCAGCTGCAACATGTAGCTGCGCACCTCGCGGCCGCCTGGGCCAGAGCGGCACTCCAGCATGGGCGGCAGGGACTTTTGTGGCGTTGGCGGCAGCTGCCGCTCGGGCGCACGCGGCAGCGCCGCCTGCAGGCTACGCTGCAACGGTCGCAGGGTCGGTGTCTTCATCGTTCGTTCCTTGTTTGCCGCCCTGGGTCATGTTCATTGGGGTCAGCGGTTCATCGAGACCAGGTAGCGGGTCCATACCCTCCTCGTCCCGGATCTCGTTTCGGGTGTAGATGCCCAGCTCGACCATCGTCCGGGCCCACTGCGCGCGCGCGGCCATCGAACCCTCCGTCAGGTACCGCGTGTCGAATTCGGCAAACAGCGGGCCGGCGCCGTCGAGCAGCATTTCGTCGGTCCGCTGCGTCCAGGCGGTGTGCCACGGCGCCAGTGTGTGTTTCGTGTGCGCGGCGAAGAAGGCTTCCGAACTAGCGAAGGTCGCCGACTTGTCGTTGTGGCCCACCATGATCGGAAACACGCCGTAGCCGCGGCAGATCTCCTCGATCTGTAGGCGGCGGGTTTCGACGTGCTGGGCGTCGACGCCGGTCTGCGCGGTCGGCGTCCACTTCGCAGCGTTGTCCAGTACCAGCGGCTCGCCGGTCCGGTTGACACCGGCCAAGCGCTTGATCCAAGCCGTCAGGCGCTCGTGCTGCGTTTCGTCGAGCTTGCCTTCGACGGCATACAGACCGCTGGGCCGCAATCCGTTTTTGTGCATGGCCACCTGGCTATGCTCCGTGGCCATAGCCAGGCCGATTGCCGACCGCGCCAGCTTTACGGCGTCCAGGCTGCGGACCCAGTCCCACTGGATGCCGTTCAGGATGAACACGTCCTCGGGCGCGAACTCGCCGATGAGGCCGAACTCGTCCCAGCACCGGTACACCAGCTCGTACCGGGAGACGCGATACACCTCCCAGCGGCCGGGCTCGACCGGGATCAGCTCACGCACGCGGTTGTTCGGGCCGCGCACCTTGATCGACAGTCCGGCACCGGTCAGCGCGGCGTGGATCGTCATCTGGCGCCGCCACTCGAACGACGTCTGCCATTCGTTAGGGCGCCGCGCCAGGAGTCGGTATTCCGGAATGTTCGTTGCGCGCTCGCGGCGGCCGTCCGGCTTCTCTCGGAAGACCTCGAATTTCGGCGTGGCGCAACCGTCTGCGATAACCTTCACGCACGCCAGCACGGTAGACACCTGCAGGGCGGTGCGCTCGTTCACGTGCATGCCGGCGACCATGCCGCCACCACCGCCCTCGATCAGCTTCATCAGCTGCTCGGAGGTAGTTTGGGCCGACTTGCGCCCGAAGATTCGGTCAAAAAATTTCAAGGTTTATCCCAGAATGAGGTGGCGACTTCTTCGCCGCTGATGGCGCGGGCGACGCCCATGATCACAGCCACAGGGCCGTCGATCTTCTGCTCGTCTTTTTCTTTGCGGGGGTAGATGTTGTCTTTCGCATCAGCTTTCGCGACGACGTTGGACATCATCCACGTCAGCATCGGGTTGCCATCATGGTGCACGCGCCCACCCTTGATCGCGCTTTCGAGCTCCTTCATCGGCAGCGACAGGTTCTTGACCGTCTGGCCCAGCTCGACCGCGGTGATGCCCCGCTTCGTCAGGCGCTGCTCCAGCTGCGCGGCGCGGTACGGGTCGAACACCACTTCATCCGGACCGAACTCGGCCACCAAGGCGAGCATGTCTTCCTCGATCAGGTCGAAGTCGATCTCGGCGCCGTCGTGCTGCTGCAGGCAACCATCGATCACCCATTTGCGGTAGGCGTTTGCGTTTTTCTCCGCATTCTCGATCGCAGCTTCCGGGAGGTAGTAGTCGCCGAACAGGTAAAAGTGCTGCTTGCCCTCGATTACCCGGACGAACACCAGCATCAAGACGCAAACGTCTGACCGGCTGGCCAAGTCGATTGTCAGGTAACAGCGCTCGCCCTTGAACTGCTCACGGGTCAGCTTGGTGTCCGCGCACTTGGACCACTCCAGCATGTTCAGCCAGGCCGACTTCGCCGAGCACCAGATGTTCAGGTGTTTGGTCTTGAAGCGGGTCTGCTTGGACGCGCTCTGCATCGCCTGCCGTTGCTGCGACAGCAGGAAGTCTTCGTCGACCGAGACGCCGAAATTCGGATTGGCCTTCCGCAGCGCTGCCGGCTTCGTCCAATCATCGCCCTCGTCGATCGTGTAGATCAGCGCGAAAAGCTCGGGATCATCCAGCGCGCCCTCGAGCACCTTCTTGGCGTCGACCTCTTGGTCGTAGCACGGCCCGGCGATGTTGAAACCAGCCGTGGTGATCATGAGCAGCAGCGGCTGCTCGCGCGCGCCCATGCCGGTCTCCATCGTATCGACCAGGTCGGACGTGTCATGCTCGTGGTACTCGTCCACGATTGCGCAGGACGGCGAGGCGCCGTCGCCAGGCTTGCCGATCACAGGTTCGAACCTGGATCCATCGGCGGGCGCCAGCAGCGCCTTCGCCCAGACCTCGGCGCCCAGCGCTTCCTTCAGCTCGGGCGTGCGCTCGAGCATCTGCTTGGCCGGCCGGAACACCTCCCAGGCTTGCGCCTCGGTGGTGGCGCCCGAGTAGACCTCGGCGCCGAACTCTCCATCGACCGAGAACATGTACAGGCCCAGCCCGGAGCCGATGATCGACTTGCCATTCTTCCTTGGCACAGCGAAGTACGCTTTGCGGTACCGGCGGCGATCGTTCTTCTTGATCTTCCAACCGAACAGCGCGACGAAGGCGAAGCATTGCCAGGGCTGCAGCACAATCAGTTCGCGCTTCCGTGCCCACTTGCCTTTCGTGTGGGGCATCAACGACAGAAAGGTGCAAACCTTGTTGGCCGCTTCCTCGTCGAAGTAATAGGGATAGGCCTTGCGTTTGCTGGCCTTCAGGTCATCTAGGTGCCGCTTGCACGCCAGCTTGACCCACTTACACGCGATGATCTTGCCTTTGACGACAGCCTGCGCGTACTCCAGAGCCGTGCCGACGAAATCGGCCGGCATGATCAATGCGCCTTTTTATCACCGCCCATCATGGCGGTGAAGGGGTTCGCCGGTGGATCCTTCTTGCCGCCGACGCGCGAGCGGTCCGCCGGCGTCATGCCCAGCACCGCCAGCGCCGTGCGGATCTGTGCGACCTGAGACGAGGTCACGTCGGCATCCGGCAGCGCGCGGAAATGCGCTATCAGGCGCGCGGCAAGTTCGACCGCCAGTCTGTCGGTTGCCTGCAGGACGTTCGCCGGCAGCACGCTGACGATCTCATTCCAGACGGCTTTCTGCTTGACGGTGAAATACTTGGGCGGCGTCGGATCGAACGCGCCAGCTTGAAAATCTTCGCGGCGCCGCGCCGGGTCCTTGTCGAAAGCACCCCGCGCCTCGAGCGCCGCCGAGGGGGTCCGGGGCTTGGGCATACTGTCGATTCCTGAAATTCTGAATTGCGGAAATAAAAAAAAGGCTGCATAGCCGGTCTAGCACGTAAGGGCGCTAGAGACCGCGACCGCCCCCGCCCTCCGGGCGTCCGGCGCAGCCTTCGACGCGCGTTTTCTCGCGGTGGCAGGGTTCGCAGCAGCTTTGCAGGTTCGTTTCGTCGTCAATTTGGGCCTCAGTCCAGCCCATTTCACGCGCTTTTGCCTTGTTTACCTTGTGGTCGACCTCGCGCGCCACGAAGCGGCACGCCGGGCCTTTGATCTGGCAGAGGCCAGCGTCACGGTTCAGGATGCGCTTGCGCAGCTGCTGCCAAGCGTAGCCATAGCCACGCTCGGTGCTGCTCTTGTCGCTGTGTGAGCGATTCCAGCCGCTGGCCAGCTTGCCGTGGCGCTCGCAGTAGCCGGGCGCGTCGATCAGCTTGCCGCATCCAGCCTTGCGGCAGACCGTCTTCGGACGCGGAGCCATCAGCGGCGCATCCGGTGCAGGCGCCGCACGTAGATGCGGCGATCCACCAGGGACAGCACCAGGGCAAGTGCGATCACGGCGGCCAGCAGCTGGCAACCTTCAATGATGGCGGCGGTCATGGCTTGCTCCTCTGCGGCAGTGCCTTGACGATGTCGAGCATGCTCATGCCGCGCTTGCTATAGCCTTTGGCGCGCAGCAGTTCAGTGGCCGCTTCCGTCTCGGCCAGGTGCTGGGCGATGCGGTTGACGGCGGCGACGTCGGCCTCTTTGCCCAGCATGGCTGGGCGGGTGCCGAGTACAGCACGCACGATCTGGTCGCGGTACATAAGGGTCACATCTGTCATGGTTGGCTCTCGCTCAGGGCGATGCGGTTCTGTTCGATTTGGATGAGCATCAGCACCCAGCGGCGCTCATCTTCGTGGGCCAGCTGGATGTACATGCACACCTCAAATATATAAGTTTAAAAGCTAATATATTTTGACTAGACTTATATTTAGTCTTATACTGCTTTACATGAACTCGATCACTTGGAAAACTAAGGCAATCAAACAAGCGCGCAAGCTGGATGCTAAGCACGCAGCGCAGATTTCGGTTGCTGTGAAAGCTCTGGCGATGATGCCGAACTGCCAGAATGTGAAAGCGCTGACCAACCACGAATACGAATACCGCCTTCGTGTTGGCAACTACCGAGTGTTCTTCAACTACGACGGCGGAATCCAGATCGTCTCAATCGAGGAAGTAAAGAAACGCGATGAACGCACCTACTAAAATCCAGATCATCAACGGGCCGGACGGGGAGCCGGCCTTCGTGGTCATCCCATACGCTGAGTACGTGAAGACTCACCCGGCCGAGCTGGTCGCAAGGGACGCCACCGAGGATGTCAGCGTGCCGCATGATGTTGTGGCCCTGATGCTTGAGCAGCAGATGACCCCTGTGCGCGCCTGGCGTGAGTACCTGCGCCTAACTCAGACCGACGTGGCCGCGAAGATGGGCATTACGCAATCGGCTTATGCGCAGATGGAGGCAGCGCCGAAGAACCGTAAGGCGACACGCGAGAAGATCGCGGCAGCGCTTGGCATTCAGCCAGAGCAGCTCGACGTGTAACAATTTCGACTAGCAGTCTATCGTGCTCACAAGCTCCACATTAAGTGTTAAATTGTTTAACACTTGCTATGGAGACAACATGAAGCAGCGTATAGAAAAACTGAAGTTTGCCTCTGAAGTTCGCACTCTTGCAGTCGAACTCCGCAATCAGGATCGCGCGCTTTTTTATGCAACCCTCTACGGGAATAGCGACGAAAAAGTGAGGCAAGCTAAGCTCGACGAGTGGGATCGAGATCACTTGCTCGATATGTACTTGATCAAGGCCATTGTCGAACTCGACAACATCGCTCTGTTTATCGACCGCTATCGGCTGCCAGGAAGGGCGCGCGGTTGACCCAAAACAAAAAGCCCGCTGACCTTTCGGTGCGGGCTTAGTCTAGAGTCGCCGCGGGCTGCCATCAGGCACCCGCGCACGTCTTGAGAGACGGAAATAAGTTGTAGATAGGAATGTACTGCTGAGTTTTCCCGCTGTCAATAACTTTCTCTCAGGAACTTCCTACTTTATCCTAGTGACGTTGTTTTTAGTCAGGACGTGTAAGCGCACGTACCAGCGAAGACTAACACCGACACCGGTGAAGAGTAGAGGGATGCGATAGAAGTTGGGAGCCGAATGCATGGCAATTACCATCATGCCTATACCAAGTACACAGAAAGCAAATGCCTCATTGAGCATGTCACTTTCACGCATTTTCTTTTCCATCATATCCTCCTGAGGTATTAACAATATTATATCGATTTCCTCTTCAGGAATGTTGTTTACCGACCTCGGCAGCAGCGCGCGTAATGGCGCGAGCGGTTGCGGCTCGCGCGTCGGTGTGTTGATCCCAATGCTCCGTGCAGCGGTCGTCGTCACGCCAGGCTGCGACGGAACGGTGCTCCTCGGCGTCGGCGCGAACGGTCATGTGCAGCTGCACCTGCAGCTCGAAGGTGTCGCCGTAGAACAGCAACGGGTTCCAGCCGGGCAGCACCGTACCGTCCACAAAGTGCAGGTCCACCCAGTTCTCACCCTCAACATCCTCCACCCGGACGGCGCCGAGCGCGCGCCCGGCCAGCTCCAGCAGCTCGCGGTCGGCGGCCGGGATCACCTGGCGCTGACGCGCTGGCAGTTCGTCAACGGTATCGTCATCGTTCAGATTCATTGCTTCTCCATGTGCTTTTCGACAACGGATTCTATCGCGATCTGGGCGTTGACCAGCAGGCTGTCGAACAGTTCCCGCCGGACCGGGAACTGCAGCACGCGCATGATCGCCTGCCAAGCACGGCCGTCGACGTAGTGCAGGCGCAGGATGCGCTTCTGGGTGCCGCGCAGCGGGTGCAGGCCCAGTTCAATGCGGTAGGCGTCGTCGTCGTCCAGCTGGCGCCGCTCGTCGCTGTGTGATTCGTACACGCCGGCCTCACGGCGCAGGCGATCGCAGAACGCGGCGGTGGCTGTACGGTTGATACGGCGGTAGTCGGTGTTCGCCCAGCGACCCCAGTTCTTGAGGCGCTGGTCAATGTTGCCCATGTCCGGGGCATCGGGCTTCTCGGGACGCTGCTGTTGCGGCTGCGCCTGGCCCATCTCAGCGAAGTCGTCGTGGCGCTGCGCCGGCGCACCGGCCGGGCGCCAGTTTCGGGTGATTGTGGTACGGCGGTCGGTCAAGGCTGTTCCCTCGTGATGCAGTTCAAGTTGCGGGCGGCGCCGCGCTGCTTAGCTAATTCCCGATGATCATTAATCATTTGCATCGCCTTTATCTACAGGGTTTCTGCCATGGTGCTCGCCACTTTCGCGCCACCGAATCCGGCCTTTTCACCGATCACATCGGCCGCACGCACAGCGAGGTCAAGGTTTTTCTCGAGGTAGCCCACGGTGGTGGCGAAGTTCTTGTGACGCATCACCTTCTGGATCGTCTGGATGGGCACGCCCGCCTCGGACAGCAGCGTGGCGAAGGTGCCGCGCAGCCGGTGCGGCGTGATGCCCTTCACCGAGCACGCGCGGTTCGCCTGCCGCAGCGCCTGGCGTGCGAAGCCGGACGTGAACGCCTCACCGTTTGCCTTGGTCACGATCAATCCATCAGTCCGGCGCGCTGGCGCCAGGTGCTCGCGCAGCCAGGCCGGCATCGGGATCGGTTCCGCTTCGCGGCCCTTCGTGATGCCGGGCGTGTAGGTCTGCCGCTGCCAATCGATCCATTCCCAGCGCGCCGTCACCGACTCGCCCTCGCGCAGGCCCAGGCCGAACATCAGCCGCACCGCGGTGGCGATCGCCGGCGCGCGCCGGGTCGTCTCGTCGACCGCATCGAACCAGGCCTTGGCCACGTCCAGCGGCAGCACAGCGCGCGGCCGCTTCTGCACCTTCAGCATCGACACTTGCCAGGGCGAGGACGCCAGGATCTTGCGCTTGACCGCCCACAGCGTGAGCAGCTTCAGGATCCGGAGCCAGTGGTTGGCGCTGGCCGGCTTGTGCGTCTTGAGGTACTCGATGCGCGCCAGCTCGACCTGCCCGGTGGTGATGTCGCCGATCGGCACGGGGCCGAGGTCGTACATGTGCAGGCGCCGGAACCGCTCGACGCTGCCGACGTGCGCGCTGCTGGCCACCGGCCTGTGGACAACGATCCAGGCCTCGGCCAGCTGGTCGAGGGTCGGTACCGGCTGGCCGCCGTTGGCGCGCACCACCGCGGCGTCGTATTCGCGCTTCGCGATATCCTCGGCGGCCGCCTTGCTGGTCGACCTGGTGCTGCGCTGCACGCGCACGCTCCCTACCTGGAAGCGGTAGTGCCAGATCCGGCCTTGCTTGAAGAGGTTCGCGCTCATAGGTGCTCCGCCAGACCACGGCTGCCGCGCTTCGCCGTCTGCTTGGGCGCCGGCATCCAGCTACGGTTCAGCGATTCGAACCGGACCTGCTCGCCGATGTATGTCAGGGCCACGCGCCCGGGTGCGCCTTGGCGGCACAGGGCCACGTCGACTTCGCACATGCCGACGTCTGGGCTGTCCGGGTTGTACACCTCGTCGCGATACAGGAACACGACAGCATCGGCGTCTTGCTCGATCGAACCGGAGTCACGTAGGTCCGATGGGATCGGACGTTTGTTCGGGCGCTCTTCCAGCTTACGGTTCAGCTGCGACAGCAGGATGATGGCGATGTCGAGTTCCTTGGCCAGGCCCTTGAGGCCACGCGTGATTCCTTCTATCTGGGCGTTGCGGTTGTCGCCGTCGCCTTCCATCAGTTGCAGGTAGTCGACCACCAGCAGCTTCAGGCCGTGCTTGCGCTTGACGCCTTTCGCCTTCATGCGCACGTCGATCAGGCGCTGGCCGCCCTGGTCGTCCAGGTATAGCTGCATCTGCGCGATCTTGATCGAGGCATGCGTGAGGCCTGCCCAGTCCTCGTCGGTCATCTTCGACGGCTGCAGCAGGTGTGGCAGCGGGATCCGGCCCAAGCTGGCCAGGTTGCGGTCGTGCAGCTGAGACTTCGGCATTTCCATCGACTGGATCAGCACTGGGTGGTCGAGCGCCACGTTGCAGGCGACGTTTACGGCTAGGGCCGTCTTGCCCATCTTCGGCCGGGCCGCCAGCACGATCAGGTCGCCGCCGCGCAGGCCGCCGCTGAGCTTTTCGTCCAGCGCCGGGTAGCCGGTCGATATCGCCCGGCTCTTGCCCTCCATGCGGCGCTCGATCTCCTCAACGTGCGCGGTCAGCTCGTCCGCCGCACGCACTGGCTCGATCCTGGTACGCGCCAGCGCCAGTTTCTCGAGTGCTGACGACGCCTGGTCGACCATTGCGGTCGATTCCTCGGGTGAGTTCGCCGCCGCCTCGGCCACGTCGCGGCCGAACCGGATCAGCCCGCGCTTGACCGCCTTATCGCGGACGATAGCGGCGTAGCGCCCAATGTTGGACGCTGACGGCGTGCTCTGCGCCATCTGGTTCAGGTAGGGCAGCGGATCAGCTACCTTGCCGCGCAGCGCTTCGCCCAGCGAGATCACGTCGCAGCTGCGGCCGGCGGCGAGGTTGCGCACCAGTTCGCCGAAAATCGCGGCGTGGTCGCCCACGTAGAAGTGCTCGGGCCGCAGGTCGCCGATGCGGTCGATCGCATCGTTGTCGCGCAACAAGGCTCCGATGACGGCCTGCTCGGCCGACACGCTATGCGGCGGCGGTTTGATGTCGTTGCTCATTCACCTTCCTTCGAATCAAAAATTTTCTTGGCTTGCTTGCCCAACGTAGTCAGGAAGTAATCGCCACTGCCGTCGATGGCCCACAGCTTCAGGTAGTTGCCCTCGATGTACTTGCGGAACGCGGCGCGCCAGTCCTTGTAGCGTTTCTTCTCGCCGGTACCGCCAGGCATAAACCGCCGACGGAACTCGACCCAAGCCAGGGCGACAAGGTCTTGCGGCAGCTGGGCGCCTTCGGTATAGCGCCACAGCGGCGTGTAATCGCGCAGCGGCCGCTCCCCCTTCTCCTCACACGCTTCTAGGAAGGTCTGCAAGGAAATAGCCCCTGGCTTGCGCTCCGGTGGTGGCGGGTCGCTTGGTGGTTCGACTGGCGGCAGAAGGCCCCCGCTAGGGGGTTTGGGGGTATTTATCTGGTTATTGGTTATTGGTTCTTGGTTAGTTTGTGATTTGGTTCCTTCTGGGTTGCCGGTTGCTATCGGATCGGAACCCGGTAATAACCCATTGGGTTTTTCGTCGGTTTCTTTCGCTTTCCTCGGACGACCGCCTTTCTTGCCATTGGTTTGTGCGGTTTCCGCCTTCTTGTGATAGTCCGCGATGACCTGCTCACAGATCGCGTGGCGATAACCTTGCTCCGTCTTCTCGAACTTGAAGCGCAGGTGACGCTCGACGATTCGCCGCTCCTCTTCGCTCTCAGCACCGACTTGGTCGCACAGCAGGTCGAAGTCGAGCGACAGCGGTTTCTCGGTGTCGTAGTAGACGTCGAGCAGGTCGCGATAAATCCAGCGGGCGTGCCGGCTCATGTTCACGGTGCCTGACCGGAAGTCGCCTATGTGGAATGGGTAGTAATTCATGAGGTAGTGGTCCCATCCTGGCACGCGGATCCGAACAGCGCGGCCACAAGAGGGTCGCAGCGGTTAATCGCTGGGTAGGTATGCACAGTGGGCTGGTGCGGCACCGCGGCCTGTTCAGGGGAAAGCGGCTGTGCAATGACCGCTCCCATGGCGGCGCCGTAGTGCCAGATGTAGCAGAGTCCAGGCCCGTTGTCGGATTTGATGCGCACGCGGTGCGCACGGCCTTCGTGCGCCAACTGCTCGAGGCGCTTGCGGACTGCCGACTCGGAATAGCCGACCGCGCGCGCGATCTCTGCTGCTGGACGTGGGCCGGCCTGCAACAGTGTTTCGATTACGGCAATCAGCTGCTCGATCGAGACCTTGGTCATGGAGACCCCACGTCGTCGATCGCGCGGCGCAGTCGCTGGCGGGCGCGGTATTCCCTGCGCTGCTTGTCCGTGTCACGTTTGTCGGCAATGGCCTCCTTGTCCAGCTTCCGCCAGGTTCGAGCCTGGTCGGCGATCGTTTTGTCCGGTGTCGCCTGCCCGGTCTCTTGGTCTTGCATATGGTCCTTCCGTTCTAATCGATTGCGGCCCAGGCGAGGGATCGCGGTCTGAAATCGCCCTTAAAGACGCAGATGACGAGCCGCGCCTGCTGCGGCACGTCCAGGGAAGCGCTGTGCATGGCCATGCTGATGGCCATGGCGCGGCCTCCTCTTATTACCTTGCTCCGCGGTACGATTGGTCTCCTTGCGGATGTGGGCGAGAACGAGGTCTCGAACAAACGGTGCGACTTGGCCGGTGGCGGCGCAGAACTTGCGCAGCTGATCCTGCTCGATGTCGTTCAGCGGGACCTTCAACGTGTTTTCGCGCTTCAGGTTCGGCTTGGTGGTCATGGGTTTTCTCCTATTAGTGCGGCGGTTCAGGACTTCAGGGTTAAAAGTCAGCTGTGGGCTAACGGGGTTAGTGCGTGGGCAATGGCCCTTTTGCAACTTTTCGGGTAAAAAGCCGCAAGGATTACTGCGGCTCGGATTCGGGTTTCGGGGCGACAGCAACCTCGTCTGCCAATTCATTCAGCTTGACCAAGATCGAACCGGCCGGATCCTTGAGGTCAGCAGACAGGATGCGGCTGATGGTTGCCTGGCTTACAGTGATGCGTCTGGCGATCGCCGCCTGCGAGAAGCCGGCCTTAATGAGGTAATGGGCCGCCTCTTGAGCTGTACGAAGGGTCATGGTCGTGAGCAGTTAGTTGTTTCCTCGCATTCTATACGAAAGCGTATTGATGTCAATGCGAAATCGCATAAAGGATTGCACGAATGTATGCGCTAACGCATATTTGCAGGATGAACAACAATGCTTCGCCTCTGCAAAAGAATCTCGAGTGGCTGATTGCCCAGAGAAACACGAACCCGTACGAGTTGCAGCGCGCTACCGGCGTGCCGCAGCCGACCATCCACCGCATCCTGACGGGCGAGAGCAACGATCCACGCACGAAGACATTGCAGCCGCTAGCCGACTATTTCGGTGTGCCGGTGGCCGATCTGCGCGAGCGCGATCTGTCGGCTCCGGCTACTGCCATGGAAGGACTTAAGCCTGGATCGTTCATGCGCGTAGAAGCGGCTGGCAAGGGCGACCCGCGATTCACTCTAATCCCGAAGGTACGCCTTCGCCTCACGGCGGGCATCAGCGGGTTCGAGGTCGAGCCGGAGCCATTCGACGGTACAACCGCAGCGGTGCCTACCGACTGGGTCGAGCGAAACAGCTATGACCGCAGTAAGCTAATTGCGATCGTGGTGCGCGGTGAGAGCATGGAAACAACGTTCTACGAGGGCGACCTGGTAGTGGTCAACACTGCCGACCAGAAGCTCATCGACGGCGCTGTGTACGCGATTAACTATGAAGGGGAGCCGGTAGTGAAGCGCCTGACGCGCGACGCAGGCCAGTGGTGGCTGACCTCCGACAACCCGGATCAGCGGCGTTACTACAGAAGGACATGCGACGAGGCTACGAAAATTATCGGGCGCGTTGTGAGGAAGGAAAGCGAGAGATTTTGATGCTGTATTCGGTTCAGCGCCTGTGCGAGGAGCGCTTGGCGGTTGTATTGGTAGAACGTCGGGAATTAGTGGAACCACGTGCTAGCTGCATTATCCAGGAGTTGCAAGAGGACCTAGCACTGCCGGTCATGCTGGTGGCGTGCGACAGCGAGGAATGGACCGGTGCGCGTGCGCGGGCCGACTTCGAACCGGAACCTTACTTGTACGCCCTGTTAGCGATGCGAGACATTGAGTGGGGGCCGCTGCCCCAGCGTCGCTACCAGCTGCGGGGGGCGTAAGAGCTGTTCAACGCCATCATTCCCCTGGCCGATCCGATCGTCGCTGTACAGGCTGATGCCGAGCAGCTGGAAGGTTTCACTGGCGCCGAGCTGCTCACTAAACTTGAAGTTTACTTCATGAAGCCGGTAGTGTTAGTGGCGTGGGACCAGAACGCGCGCTTCATCCGCCGAGGCTTCCCATGCCCTGAGCACCTGGTCATCGACGATGATCTACAGTGGCGACCGTTTCAGTTGCCACCCGAACCCGAGATACCGTTTTAACCATTAGCCCGCCGCGTGCGGGCTTTTTACTTCCGCTGCAATCCTATACCCCGCTTAATACGCATCCGTATTTTTCAATCAAAGATCTATACGTTTTCGCATTGACTTTCGTGATACGTAATCGTATAGTGGTCTTCAATGACGCGAGTTCAGCATCCGCAGAGCCGCGAACTGGAGACCCGCATGAAGCCTTTCCTCATTCTCGCCAAGCGCATTGCTTATCGCTTGGCACGCAAGCTTCTCAAGCCGATCGCACTGTGGTGGAACCAAGTTCAGCTGCACAGCAGCGAAGCGAGGGAGAAGGACATGCTCATCGCCCGCGGTATCACCGTGCCGCAGGAACGCCACGAGCGACAGCTGCAGGTTGAGCTCATCGCGCACCGCAACCAGATCCGGGGGTGGTGATCATGCGTTTTCTTCTCTTCTACCGCATGGACTGGACGGACGCGAACCCATGGTTCGGCCTAGCCGGCCTGGCCGCGACCGTCGTGCTGGCCGGCGTGCTTGAGCAGGTGCTGCCGTGACGACCGCGAAGCAGATCCGCGCTTCGCTCACGTCTTGTGTCGACGAAGCGCTCAAGGACGTGCCCGGGTCCGGAGACATGGCCTTCCGGTTGCGCTGTTTCATCGCCTACCTGTCCGGCGAGCTGGGGGTCTACGGCGAAGATGCAGTGGTTGCCTCGCTGCGCAGGCTGGTAGGCCCTGGCTCGGCCGGGCAGCAGCCGGCGGATGGTGCCTGACATGCCGCGCGTCGAACCAGATCGAGCCGCACTCGAGATCGCGCACCGCATGCTGTGCACAACTGCTGCACTGGACGACATGCTGCGAGTCCCTGCCCTGCAAGTCCTCCTGAATGCCCTCGCCCGCAGGCACATGCGGCGCCGCGACCTGGTCGACGTGAAGAAGCTCCAAGCCAACGACAACGATTCCACCGTACGAGACCAAAATGACTGATTGTTCACAAGATACGCCGCTCGACGAAGCAGCCTTCAAGCACCAACTGTTGCTGCTGAAGTCGGCGCACTGCGGCCGCCATGTGCTCCACAACGGCCTGCACCAATTTATCAATGGGTTGTCGCTGTACCAGAACGGCGGCAGCGTAGCGATGACCGTCTGGATCGCCGGGAAGAAGGACGGGATCGACAGCGCCGAGATCCAGATTCCCCCTTCCACCCAACCATTGCAGCGGGTAGCGGAATGAAGGAGGCGTTCATCTGCTCCCCACTGTTACCGACGTGCACGCCGGATATACCGCGCACGGTTGAATGGATTGCTCCTGCCAAGGCGCTGCCAGATGACGACGCCCTTGTGCTGCTGGTGTTAAACGACGATGAGGTTTGGCCGGGCTACCGCGACGGCGACATCTGGCGATACATCGACGCCATGCCGATCATTACAGAGCGGGTCACGCACTGGATGCCGCTGCCCGCGCCGCCGGCCACCGCCGGTGGCCTGGTCAACGGCGTGCAGCAGGATGGATTCTCGAGAGCGTCTGGATGACTGTGACTTTCGAGCAGATACGCGCCCTGTACGGCAGCGACGAGGAGATGGCTCGGTCGCTGTTCGAGCAGCTGACCGTCATGCGGCTCGACTTGGAACTGCAGCAGGCGCTGCGCCGGCGCACCGAAGACAAGCTGCAGCAGGAATACAAATCGCACAGGAAGCCCGAGAGGGCAAAGGACCGACATGACAAATAGAACGATCAAGACCTGGCGCGAACGAATCGGCGCCGGCCCCGACTTCCCGTTGCACGTCCCGACCGATGTCGAGCGGGCGATGGAAGCCGAGATTGCCGAGCTACGCGCCCAACAAACAAGCGCTGTCTCAATCCCTGGCACTATCCGTCCCGCGTCCTATGAAGCCGCACCATTCAGGGAGCGACGCAAGGTGCCAGAGTCGGGAACGGAATAGGAGGCTGCATAATGGATACGTTTCTGACGACTGAGGCACTGGCGGTGCTGACCGGTCGGCGACGCAAGTCGAAACAGATCGAGCAACTGCGAACGATGGGCCTGCCCTTCTGGATCAATGCAGTTGGTGCACCGGTGGTCACGATCGCCGCGGTAGAAGGGCGCAAGGAAGCGCCACGTGAAAAGACATGGGTAATGCCGAGGCGAAACGATGGGCAGAAAAAACACGCGTAATTTGAACATGCCGCCGCACATGCATCCACGGAAGCAGCGCAGCGGCAAGGTGTACTTCTACATGTATGCGAAGGGAGAGAATGGGAAGCGGAAGGAGATCCCTCTCGGCGACGACTTCATATTGGCCCTGAAGAAGTATGCGGAGCTGAATGCGGTTTCAGTGCCCAGCGCTGGCGCCACGTTCTCGGATGTTCAGAAGCGCTACCTGGTCGACGAAGTGCCGAAGCTGGCGGCCAACACGGCCAGGATGTACAAATCGGACATCAAGCACCTCCTGACCTCGTTCGCTGCGGCGCCGCTGAGCCAGATCAAACCTATGCACATCCGCCAGTTCCTGGAAGATCACGCGGACAAGCCGACCACAGCGAACCGGTGCAAGCGCGTGTTCTCGACCATGTGGAATAAGGCCCGCGGCTGGGGCTACACCGACCTGCCGAATCCGTGCGAGGGCATTCAGGGTTACTCGCTTCAAAAGCGGACGGTCTACATCGACGATACGGTGTTCAAGGCTGTGTGGAACACTGCGAGTGCGCCGCTGCGCGATGCGATGGACCTGGCATACCTGACGGGCCAGCGCCCGGCGGATGCGCTGAAGATGACCGAGCACGATGTCATCGACGGGCACCTTATCGTGACTCAGGAGAAAACGAAGCAGCCGTTACGGATACAGATTGTCGGCGAGCTAGCCGAGTTGGTGGAGCGTATCAGGGGACGAAAGTCTGGGCATAAGGTCAAGAGCGCTGCGCTCCTAGTCAATCAGAATGGCAAGCGCCTGACAGCACCAGCACTCCGCTCGCAGTTCGAGAAGGCCAGGGAGGCTGCGGCTGAATCGATGCCAGCGTTGGCCGAAGCAATCAAGAATTTCCGCTTCTATGACCTACGCGCGAAAGCCGCGGACGATACTGCCGATGGGAGGGGTGAAGAAGCAGCGCGAGATCTACTTGGCCACGACAGCGTAAAAACAACCCAACGGCATTATTTGCGTAGGGGCAAGATCGTCACCCCTACAAAGTAAAGTAATGCTTAAATGCTCGGTTTTATCAGAAATGAGATTCCCATCTGAACTGATATAAACCGATCAACCAGCATCTGAATAATTCCGTCTCCGGCTACACATTTATCTAAATCCTGCCGACTTAGACATAAAATATATGTGCCCTTTATAGCAAATAATTGAAGCATATGAGGAATATTTCCTCGCGTTCCCTTTGAAATAGGCTTTTTAGATATCAATACACCGACCTTTGAGCCATGGGTTCCGAGCAATGACTCTAGCTTTTGTACCCAATCAACCGCAACACCCTTATCGTGGAATTTGCACTCACAAATAAAGTGGGTACCCCATTCGCGGAAGGCTGGAACGATTCCTGAGGACGGACCCATGCTTACCAACACATCTAGCTGGTTCGTTGAGGTTGCAATATCAGTACGTGCACCGAAGCATGTCACACCTGACAATAATGTCGCAGCAACTTGCTCAAAAATCTTCCCCTTTTTGCCAGACTTTTGCGACTCGAACTCTTTTTTTGTCAGACCGACATGGATGGCTTTGTCGTAGGTAGTTGCATCGACAGCGTCAACATCAATCAAGAGCTGACCAAGCTTTGCACGATCTACGCGATCGAGGACAGACCATATTGTTGGGTCGTCCACAGCGTTTTTAGACAAATAGTCTAGGACAAAAGCTAATGATGCGTCGACAGGTTTTGACACGACTCCAGGCATCCCAGTCATTGACGTGTCTCCACCATTGCAAAGCCAACTTCAATATTGGTGGGATCTGACAAGTCAATAACGTCACCATCCATCGTCTGGGCCTGACGTGGCAGCTCGGCAACTGAGGGCACCCAGTTGTTGGAAAGATCGAGAAGGTGCGAGTCAGTCTTCACTCGGAAAAGCATGCGCATTCTTCGAGCGCTTACCTGCTCAAGTAAGAACTCCATCACATCATTCCCTGGCGCTCCCACTCGTTGGGATACATCAAGAACTGTTAGAACATCCTTCGGCGTCAGTTCACTGAGGCTTGCGACAAATCGACGTTTATCGCGAGCGCGATCAAGATCCGTAAACGCCACCATCGTTTTTATTATCTGATCTTGATTCTTCAGGGAACGATGTTCGCTCGATTTCCAAGAAAACATTACTTCTGGAGTCTCACCAGTATAGTCAATCCGCGTCAACGCGTTAAACCGCGACCATTTTAAAGTAACATGTTCCGCCGTCCAACTATTCATTGCTAAGGTCGGACTGGTACCCGTACCTTTTAATTGGAAAGCTTTTTTTAGCAGTTCGTTTAAATCAGACGCATCATCGGAGTCACCAGCATCAAGCGAAATCCGTCCGCCTCCAACACGCGAAACATTTTTTTGATGCGAAACTTCGTCACCATAGTTTTCGACCAACTCTTCGACAGGCTGCTTTAATGGCAATCCCCGAAGCTCAATGTTGAGATGTGCGAACAAAAACTGTTTGCAGCTCTCTGCTACATCTTGGTACGAAATCCTATTGTTTTCAGAAGTGTACTTAGTTTGCTCGTAACCGTTAAAACGAATTTCTACTACACCCAATTCCGGCTTGATAGCAATTACAACAGCATGTCTAAATGAAGATGTTTCTATCTTCATGCGACCGATGCCATCGGGAACGTAATATGAATTAGTAACAGGGTGTGCTAGCCTTAACAACGGGTAGTCGTTCTGGCAATCGCCTAAATAATAGAGGTCTGTTTTTTCAAAAACACGTGTTGGCGCAGTCTCATTCAGATGCGCGATCGATTGCGTTAGGGAGCGCCCACCCGGGTGCTTTGCCAAAGCGTAGATGTACAGGTGACGAAAGGTTTGCGTTCCTTCGAGCTGAGCAATCAGGCGCGTAAGGCCTACATCTTCGACATGAGGCTTCAATGCCTCGACCAGCTCCTCTTTGGAACGCGGTATGGCTTCAGGCGATTTAGTAAAGGCAAGATAAAGACTACGAAGATTGCCAGCCAGAAACTCTGTCAGTGGCGGCAACTTGAGTGTATCCAGCGTTATATCTGAAGCGCTCAT